AAAGAACTAATAAAAGAAAACCCAAATATTTGGACAGAAAAATTTAAAGCAAGTATCTATCAAACATGTAGAGATATGGTTGACTTAGAAGATAAGTTTATTGATTTAGCTTTTAACATGGGTGGTATTAGAGGTTTAAAACCAGAAGAAGTTAAACAATATATTAGATATATAGCTGATAGAAGACTGTTACAGTTGTCTCTAAAACCTAATTATGGTGTAAAAGATAACCCATTATCATGGTTAGACTGGGTTCTTAATGGTGTAGAACATGCTAATTTCTTTGAGAATAGAGCAACAGAATACAACAAAGGTACTATAACAGGTTCATTGTGGGACTAAAGTACCCTTTTTAGAAGAATAAAATATGAATGATTTAGACGACATAGTGTTACCAACTACGGTTGATGACTTAGTTAAAATGCTTAATAAAATATATCCAGAGAAATCACCTTCTTTAGAAGATGATACTAAGACAATATATTTTAAAGCTGGTCAACGTGATGTTGTTAATTTCATTAACACTTTAAAGGAAAGGTCTGAGAAATAAATATGTGTCTATCAACACCTAAAGTACCAGAAGTAAAGCCTGCTCCACCACCTGTGCCACCGTCACCGATTGGTGAAGAAGTAGCACCAGAGATTAAGACAGCAGTAGAGGATACTTCGTCTGAATCAAGAACAAAGAAGGCTAGAAAAAGAGGTACTTCTGCTTTACAAACTACATCTGGTTTAAATATACCTACTACATCTGGTTTAAATATATCATAATCTATGGCGTACAGCAACATTAACATGTTACAAGATACCGCTAAAGAAAGATATGAGAAGTTAAAACAAGATAGAGAACACTTCTTAGACAGAGCTCAAGAATGTAGTGAGCTTACTATCCCATCATTATTACCACCAGATGGATTTCATTCATCTAGTGATTTATACAATCCCTTCCAATCAGTTGGAGCAAGAGGAGTAAACAATTTAGCATCTAAATTATTACTTTTATTACTACCACCTAACTCCCCATTTTTTAGATTATCAATAGCAGGAAATGCTAAGAAAGAATTAGAAACTCAAAAAGATTTAAAATCAGAAATAGAAAAATCATTAGCAACTATTGAAAGAGAAGTCTCTGCTAAAATTGAACAACTTGCTCTTAGAGTATCTGTGTTTGAAGCATTAAAACATTTGATTGTCGCTGGTAATGTGTTAACTTATTTACCTAAAAAAGGTACAATGAGAGTTTACCCATTAACTAACTATGTAGTACGAAGAGACGCTAGTGGTAGTGTATTAGAAATAGTTATTAAAGAAAGCATTACTCCATTAGATTTAGATGAAGAAATTAGAAATCAAGTTATCGCTGATGCAGATTATAAATCAGATGAAGATGTAGATATTTACACACATATCTATAAATTAAATCAAGACAAATATTATGTGTGTCAAGAAGTTAAAGGAATTAAAATACCTGAGTCTATTGGTAATTACTCTTCCGACAACATGCCATATCAAGCATTAAGAATGGTGAGAGTTGACAATGAAGATTATGGAAGAGGTTACGTAGAAGAATTTTTAGGAGATTTAAAATCATTAGAAGGTTTATCTCAATCACTTGTAGAAAGTGCTGCTGCATCTTCTAAAGTAGTATTTATGGTAAAACCTAATTCAGTTACAAGAAAAAAAGATTTATCAATGACTAGAAATGGTGACATCATTACTGGTTCAAAAGATGATGTAGCTGTATTGCAAACAGAAAAACAATATGATTTACAAGTAGTTGAAAGAAGTATTGCAAAGTTAGAAGAAAGAATGTCTTATGCTTTTTTATTACACACAGCAATACAAAGAAATGCAGAAAGAGTTACTGCACAAGAAATTAGATATATGGCAGAACAATTAGAAACTTCTATGGGCGGTATTTATTCTTTATTGTCTCAAGAATTTCAATTACCTTTGGTGACCATATTAATGAAAAGAATGTCTCAATTAAATGAGATACCTTCTTTACCTAAAAACTCTGTAAAACCAACAATCATTACAGGTATAGAAGCTTTAGGTAGAGGAAATGATTTACAGAAATTAAGAGAATTTGTTGCTGAGGTTGCAAACCTAGCGCAAGTAAATCCACAGATTGTTCAGTCATTGAACACTCAGGATTTAATAAAACGAATTGCTACTGGACTTGGTATAGACACTGAAGGTTTAATGAAAACTGAAGCAGAGTTAGAAGCTGAGCAAGATGCAATGATGAGTCAAATGCAAAACCAGCAAATTATGGGTATGGCTGAAAAAGCTGTAGCTCCTATTGCTAGTGGCATTATGAAACAACAAGAGGAACAATAAACATGGTAGATAAAGTAGAAATAACGGCAGAACAAACTACTGCTGAGAAACCTGTTGTAGAAGAAACACAACAGACAGAACAAACAAACGAGACACAGTCCACACAAAGTAAACCAGAAGGTTTGCCAGAAAAATTCACTTCAGTTGAAGAGCTGGCTAAATCATATTCTGAGTTAGAAAAGAAACTTGGTGAACAATCTCAACAAAGACCATCACCTTCTAAACCAAATCCTAGTAATGATAAGGCAACTTTAGAAGTAGCTGAAAATGCTGTACAAGATGCAGGTTTAGATATGACTACTCTTCAACAAGAGTATTCAGAAAAAGGTGAATTAGATGCTAAGTCATACGAAGCATTAGAAAAGGTTGGCATCACAAAACAATATGTTGATAATTATATTGCTGGTCAGCAAGCGTTGGCTGAACAAACGGCATCAGAAATAAAAGAAACTGTAGGTGGTAATGAAGCATACAATGAGATGGTTCAATGGGCTTCTACAAATATGACTGATGGTGAAAGACAAGCATATAACAAAGCTGTAAACAGTCCTGATAAAGAAACTGTTAAACTTGCAGTCAATGCACTTAAAGCTCAATATGAAAGAGCAAATGGTGTTGAACCTAGATTAGTAGAAGGTAAAGCTGCACCAACTGCTGAACAAGGTTTTCAATCTTGGGCTCAAGTTACTGAAGCTATGGCTGACCCTAGATATGCTAAAGATACAGCATACCAAGCGGAAGTAAAATCTAAATTAGAAAACTCTAACTTATAGGAGACTAATTATGCCAATGACTAAAAAAGCAAAGAAAATGAAAAGTGCCATGAGTAAAACTTATGGTAAGAAAAAAGGTACAAAAGTATTTTATGCTACTGCTAAGAAAAGAGGCATGAAAGCATAATGGCTAAACGTGGATTATACGCTAACATACATGCTAAACGTAAAAGAATAGCAGCTGGTAGCGGAGAGAAAATGCGTAAAGTTGGTAGTAAAGGTGCACCAACTTCAAAGCAATTTAAAAAAGCCGCTAAAACAGCAAAGAAAAAATAATGTCACCTTTAGGTAAAAAAATATTTAGACTTAAGAGTCTAATAATAAAATGTCGGGAGAGAGGAAAATTCTCTCTCGCCATTAAGTTAGCTAATAGGTTAGCTAGCTTATAGTTGTGCACTCTTATTAGAGGGCAACTGCCAAAACATAAACAAAGTCTAACGACTTGACCGCTTGCGGGCGACAATCTTGTTTGTGAAACTGGAGTATATGTAGAGGCTTTTATAAACCTAACGTCAAACCATAAAAAGGAGAACTATTATGGCAAACGCAACCCCTGTTAGTGTTGGTAAAATCAACGCTGGTGGTAGTGAAGACGCTCTGTTTCTGAAAGTTTTTGCAGGTGAGGTACTTACTTCATTTGAAAGAGCTTCAGTTACTGAAGGTGCTGAAATGGTAAGAAGCATTGCTTCTGGTAAATCAGCAACTTTCCCAGTAATGGGTAGAGTAGGAGCGTCATATCATACTGCTGGTGCAGAAATTACTGGCTCTGACGTAAACCACAATGAGAAAGTCATTACAATTAATGACCTTCTATTATCTTCAGTATTCTTATCGAATATCGAAGAAGCTAAAAACCATTGGGATGTAAGAAGTGCATATTCTACTGAAATCGGTAGAGCACTTGCTTTCCAAAAAGATAAGCATATCTTACAAACTATTGGTCAAGCAGCACAAGCATCTGCAAACGTATCTGATTCAGGTTACGGTGCAGGTACTGTATTAACAAATACTTCAATTGCTTCTGCAACAGCTGCAACAGCTGCTGACGCTATGATTGAAGAGTTGTTCAATGCAGCTAAAGCATTAGACGCAAACTACGTTCCAAAAGAAGGTAGAAAAGCGTTCATTAGACTAGAAGAATACTACAAACTAGCTAATGGAACTAATGTAACTAACGTTGACTTTAGTGGTCAGGGTTCAATCGCAGAAGGTAAAGTAATGAAAGTTGCTGGTATTGAATTAATACCAACTGCTCATTTTATCACTGCTGACTACTCTGCATCAACTGATGTAAACGGTGGTTCTGCTACAGCTGGTGGTTCTAACCCACAACAAGTTGACCTATCAAACTATGTTTGTTTAGTGTCTCACCCAAGTGCGGTAGGAACTGTTAAATTAATGGACTTGGCAGTTGAGTCAGAATATGACATCAGAAGACAAGGAACATTAATGGTAGCTAAATATGCTATGGGACATGGTGTCCTAAGGCCTGAGGCTGCTGTAGGAATTAGAGAAGCTGCGTAAGCTTTTTTAACCAAATTGATGAGGGGATGGGAGACTGTCCCCTTGTCTTTATCTAAAATATTATTAGGAGATTATGAGCACAAGAATTACACCAACGACTGAATTACAGGCGATAAACATTATGTTGTCAACTATTGGTGAAGCTCCAGTTAACTCAATAACAGGAACTACAACAGTTGACGTATCTGTCGCTAAAAATATTTTAGATGAAACTTCAATGTCTATCCAATCACAAGGATGGCATTTCAATACCCACTATAAATACACTTCATTATCTTTAGACCAAGATAACAAAGTACCCCTTCCCGTAAACTGTGTTAAAGCTGACGCTAGTGCAGATTATAGATATTTAAATTACACAATCAGAAATGGTTATTTATATGATTTAGATAGACATACAGATGTATTTACTTCTGCTCCAGCTGAAGTTGATTTAGTTTTAGTACAACAGTTTGAACAATTACCAGAATATGCAAGACAATACATTGCAATAAAAGCAGCTAGAAGATTTGCTGCTAGATACATTGGTGATAAAGCTATTATTGATTTAATTGCTGCTGATGAAAACGAAGCATTAATGTCTTTCCATCAAGCAGATAGCCAAGAAGCAGATGTTAATATGCTTAATGGTGACTCAAATACTTTCTCAATTATAAATAGACCAACTAGAAGGACTTACTAATGGGTGGAGTTGTTTCACAGAGTATTCCTAATTTTCTAAATGGTATATCTCAGCAAACTCCAACACAAAGAGGTGTTAACCAAGCTGAAGACCAGATAAACTTTCAGAATAATATTGTTGATGGTTTATCTAAAAGACCCTCTTTAGAATACATAGCAACATTAGATGCTAGTAATGTGTTTCCAAACACAACTAAATTTTGGTCTATACAAAAAGATGAAAACAATCAATACATTGTTGCTTTTTATAATGGCGGTGTTAAAGTTTATGATTTATTAGGTAATGAAAAAACTGTAACTGTTTCAAGTGGTGCAAGTTATCTTACATCTACAAATCCAAAAAGAGATTTTAAATTAGTTAACATTGCAGATTACACTTTTATTGCAAACAAATCTAAAACAGTATTAGCAGACAGTACAACAAGTGCTGCTAAGAATGAAGAGTTTTATATTAATGTTGTTGTGACAAATTATGGTAGAGAATACACTGTAGAGTTAACACATCCTGACATGCAGTCTGCATTAGGTTATGGATTAAAAGCTGCATTACAAATGCCATCAGGCTCTAATGCAACACATGATAGTGCATTTAGAGATACAGCGCATGTTGCTGATATATTAATGTATGGTGAATCTAGTCAATATTTTGATAGTTCATCAGATGCTTCATTTAAAGTTGTTAGAACTGATACAGGCGCAACTTTAACTACAACACAAGGTTTAGGTAGTTATTCTGGATTTACTACATACTTTGATTTTACTTTATATAACTCAGTTATTTATGGTGAACCAAAAGATAATGACCCTGATTACACTGTAACAACAGGTGATGGTTCTGGTAATAGTGGTATGTACTCTATTAGAGATGAAATATCAGATTTTACTAAATTACCTTATCATGGTAAAGTCGGAACTAAAATAAAAGTTACTGGTGATGAAGGTGATACATTGTCTGATTATTGGGTAGAGTTTGAAACTGATGGTGTATGGAAAGAAACTATAGCACCAAACACAAGCGTAGGATTAGATAATTCTACAATGCCACATGCATTGATTAATAACAATGATGGTACATTTACATTTCAAGAAATAGATTGGAGTGATAGAACTTGTGGTGATACTGATAGTAATGCTGACCCAAGTTTTGTAAACAAAAACATTCAAAACTTAACTTTCTATAAAAATAGATTAGGTGTGTTGTCAGGAGAAAATTTAATCTTTACAGAAAATGCTAGTTTCTTTAACTTTTTTTCTAGTACAGTTACACAAGTTTTAGATACAGACCCAATTGATATTTCTGCGTCTGGTACACAAGTTAATACATTAAAAAACTCTGTGTCATTTAATGAGTCTTTACTTTTATTTTCTGATACAGCACAATATAAATTAAATAGTACAGGAGAAGCAGTTACACCAACCACAGCCATACTTAATGAAGTATCAAG